AGCCCTGTGCTTGGGCTCCCCCTCGATCTCCTTGTCGTGGTAACCCTCCTGAACCTTGTCAGGACGGTTGAAGTTAGCCTTCACATACCCCAGGTCTTCAATCTTTGCAGACTGAGCATCCGGTGGCGTCCAGTTGACACTCTTGATCTGGTACGGGAACTGCTCTTTCAAAGCCTTCAGAGCCTTATCGTAACCTTCACCATTCAAGCGCAGAGCACGCAATGATGACTGGTACTCCCGCATCTTATGAGTCTCGTACTTCTTGTACTTCTCACCCAAGCCAAGACGGTCAATAGCATCAGTGTCCGAGAACATCTCAACGCCGTACTTGCCACTGTCCTCAATAATGCGCTCAGCAGTGTAAGGGTTGCCATCGGGGTCAGAGAACTTCTCAGCGTTCTCAAGCAGGAACTCTTTACGCCACTGATCCTTGGTCTCAGCAGCAGGAGTCGGATTATCCTTCTCCGCTCGTTTCATATCCTCGATCAAGTTTCGTCGTCGATCAACAGCTAGACTCGTGATACCAGGGATTTGCTCTCTGGCCTTCTCATAAATCTCAGTCTCACGCTCAGGAGAGATAGGGTTCTTCTGGACCTTCTCCTTAGCCAGAGAGTCCAGAAGCTTGCCGTAGCGAGATTGAATCTGATCAGTGTCTATCTCCTTGCCAGGGTAGAACTCCATAGTGAAGATACCGGAGTGAGATACAACAGTGGTAGCTCTTAGGTTGGATTTGCCAGCAGCAATGATGTCCTCAGTTGTGAGACCACCAGCAGTACGAGTACGCACGTACTCGCCACCCTTAGCTTTGCCAACCTTTCCACCCTTGAATGGGAGGTAATGGTCATCACCATGACCAACATCCTGAGCCATCATCTGTCCATTGACATCCATAAGGACACCCTCTGATGGAGGAGTTGCACCACTAGCGGCATGGAGGTTCGTCAAAGAAGGATCAGGCAGGCGTGACTGCCAGTACCTCAAGAAGTTAGACGGCTTAGGTTCAGACACACCAAACTCGTTATCAACCATGCGAGGGATCAACAGTGAGTCTCTAGCTTCCTCTGGGGTCTTAGCGTTACGTGCATCGTGTCCAGCAAGCCTCTTCATGCCAGGATCAACCTGACGCTCATCACCAGCACGCCTCAAGTTACGACGCTGGATCTTTGGCTTGACCTTGTGCTCAATGGCACTAGCAATAGGACCAGTAGCCTCTGCTGCCTCTGCAACAGGCTTAGCAGCGTTGCCCAGCACTTTCGCCCCAGGACTACTGTTCTCGTCGTTGAGTACTTGATTTGCAGTATCTTTGACTGCCTTTCCTTCAGCAGTAATGATGTCGCCAATAGAGCCACCGTAGAAGTCAGCGCCTTCTTGAGTGCGAATGCGCTTCTTTCCGTCACTAGGAGTCTTACTCTGCTTTGACCTTTGGTAAATGCTGGCAGCACCAACTAGAGGGCCAGCAACAGAGCCGATCTTCTTGGCAGTGTCCATTCCAGGCATGTTGATACCGAATGAACTAGAAGGAGCACTACCCATTCCCCCAGTGCCTGTACTAGCGCTCTGGTTGGCAGATGCTGTGTTAGCTCTGTTGTTGGTGGCACTTGTTGAAGCTTTTGAAGCAGGGGCGTCCCCACGGGCTATCTTGGCGCTGCGCTGAGTAGCCTGAGTCTTCGCGTGCGCGCTTGCTTTAGCAGCAGCGTCAGCAGCAGTGTCTTCAGCTTTCTTAGCGTACTTCTGTGCTCGCTTAAGCTTCAGCTTCTTGGAGCTACTAGCAGCCTTCTTGGTTCCACTAGCAGCTTTCTTACCTGCACCAGTAGCTTTCTTACCTGCGCTAGCAGCCTTCTTAGCGCCCTTGGTTGCTTTCTTAGCAGCCTTAGCACCAGGCGCAACAAAGTTTAGTGCTGTTGTTCCAGCAGCCTTCTCAATGGCGGTGATAGCAGCGACAGCCTCGTTAAGCTCATCATCAGTAAGCTCACCAGCAATAGCCTTACGAGTAATCGACTTCTTGACAAGCTCAAGGCGCTCTTGTTGCGTACTCATAGACCTGCTCCTCCAGTTTGCTGAGGGTCAAGACCAGTCTGTCCCATTGGTCCAGGGGGCACAGGTGGTCCTTGCTGCTCCTGTGGTGGCCCCTGAGGCTGTTGTGGCCCAGCTTGTGGTGGTTGCCCCGGTTGGGGCTCTTGACCCGGTACAGCCTCCTGAGGCTGATTCTGCTGTTCCTCCATCTGCTTCTGCTGCATCATCGCTTGGACCTTCTGGGTCTTCTGCTGCACCAAAGTCATGATGTCGGTCTGCTTCTTCTTCTCCTCAAGATTGTCCTCAGTCTTCTCATCCAACTCAGGCAGACGAGCAGCCTTACGAATGAACTTCTCCATCTCAGGATCAGGGAACCACTGAACACCAATGTTGGCCATCTGACCCATGAACTGCGACAACTGGTTCAGGTCCGGAGGATCAACATCCCCAGGAACAAACTGAGGAAGCTCATCAACCCGCCACCCATTCATAGCGAACAAGCGAGGAATGGCAAACCTATTCAACACATCAGCAATAGCTTGAGAGATCGAGTTGATGCTAGCCCGGAACAAACCAGTCTTATCAGTATGCAGAGCATACGAGCCAGTGCCCTGATGCCCAACCATGATGAAGTCAGCCAACACAGTCATCAACATGCGCTCTTCATAACGACGAATGATGGAGTTAGTGTCGAAAGTACGACCACCACCAGACGACATCAACGAGAAGTCAAACAAAGGCTGCTTAGTGTCCTGATCATAAGCAGTAGGGATCACAACACCCTCTTGCTCATCCCTACGCACACTACGGACCATCTTCTTGAAAGCCGCAACCATACGAGCCTTATCAGTACCCTCAGCAGCACTCAAGTAATCAGCAGGCACCTTAGCGACAGGTAGACCAGCAAGGTCACGCTCAACACCAATACCCTCAATCTCTTCCAAACGCTTCTTGTAGTACCAAGGCCGATAAGCGTTACGAAGAAACGAGCGCCCCTCAGGGTTGTTCTTGATCGTTGTAGAGCGGAACAGTAAACACTTATCAAGTGGCAGGAAGGTGGTCTGGTACTTGGGAGGAGCCAACTGCACCATACCCATGATGCCGCCAGAGTCATCAAACACCCAGCGCTGCAAAGTCTCTTGAGAGCGGATAGGCATCTTGCGCCACCCGATCTTGCCATCCTTGTACTTAGAACGAGTGCGCCCATCCTTCTGATGAGGCCCAACCCTCTTCTTGTAGACGATCTCGTGATAAGCCCACCCATAAGGGAGCATTGTCAGAGCCTCAGTGATGAACTCATCCCAAGTGCCAGACATGTCATCCATGCACTGCTCAACGAACTCAGCAGCCTTCTTGTCCTCTTCCTTGTGGGAAGCAGGCTCTACTCGCCACTCAATCTGGCGTAGTAGACGGTCAACAGCAAACAACAGCGACCCAATGATGGGATCGTTGTCGCTCATCTCCCTGAAGACTTGGACGGCCTTACGTCCTCTTAGGGCAGGTAGAAACTCCTCATTGAGGTAACCTGCTGAACGCTTAAGACCTGTAGAGCCAAGCTCCACCATTGGAGAGACTTTGCGGGAGACCTCTCCAGCTATAAGGCTCTCTCCTCCCATTCCGGTGTAATCTACTGCCATAGAGCTATCCTCTCATGTAGGGCTACATTTCTAGCTCTTTCCAGGTGTCTCTTCTACGTATGTAGTGAATCGTTGATTCGTCCACCCCATACTCTTTAGCTAGAACACTTCCACTGCGTGTGTCTTTTCTTATCTCCAGTACCTGTTCAGCTACCAGCTTGCGAGTAGGAATGGTGTACTTGTGTCTACCTTTAGCTACACAATCCTTCATGTTATCGGAGTTGTCTCCAACCCATAAATGCCCAGGATAAACGCACGCTCTGTTGTCGCATGTGTGTAGGACGAATAGCCCTTCTGGTATCTGTCCTACCCAATGCTCATAAGCAAGTCGGTGTGCCCTGCGTAGCTTACGGTCTACCTTGATCATGCCGTAGCCAGTGACATACTTGGCACCTGTCCATTCCCAGCAACCACCGTCTTGCTTGCTTACCTTTTTCAGAAAAAGTCCTAGTGTCTTTCTTTCCATTTTAGGAGTCTACCATCTCCAACTCCTGCTACGTGGCTAACGTCAGTACACTGGGGATATGAGTGACTTTGAGTTGGGGCCACGCCTAAAAGGCATCGAGCTTAAAGGAGATAAGTGCATTAACTGGCCAGGAGCCACCAGAAACGGATATGGAGTCCGTAAGCTCGGCCACACTACGATCCCCGCTCATAAGTACGTCTATGAGCAAAGCACTGGCAAAAAGGTTCCCAAGGGATGGCAGGTAGACCATACCTGTCGTAACAGGATGTGCATCAACCCTAAGCACCTAGAGGCTGTCTCCCCAGGGGACAACAAG